CATTTTAATAAACCGCCGACGGGACAACAGGCTTTTCTCCATAGAGTTGAAGGCCGAAGCGACCCACACAGGGAACCTGTTTTTAGAGACGTGGTCGAACAAGAACCTTGAGGACATGCAGAAAAGGGCCACGTTTGGCTCAAATCCTGGGTGGCTTCATAAGAGCAGGGCCGACCTGTTGTTCTATTATTTTTTAGATACCGACCAGCTTTATGTTGGGCAGATGTTTGCCCTACAGAGGTGGGCATTCGGATATCGCGGAAGGTTGGGGAATTTGTACGCTGTTCGCTCAAGCGATGTGACAGGTAGGGGTGACTTCGTGTCGGATGACTGTTACCCGGAGCGGGCACAGCACAAGTACCAACAGGCCAATGATACATGGGGCCGCCTCGTTCCTGTGCGGGTTTTAATGAGAGCCATGGTTCCTCCATTGCAAGTCGTCACAGTGCGACAGATTGATATGTTTGACCAATCTGGTCCACTTTAATGGAGACTTGACGTCAACGTGTTCTAACTCAGAAGATGAGGTGGGCGACGACCCGGAGCCACCGAGTCGCCGCCGGGAACAACCGAACTCCACGGACGGCTGTTCCAAAGGCTTGCGGCCTCGTCCAGGATTATGGGCGAATCCGCCGCATCCTTCAAGCCTACGGTGGCGATTGTTTGAAGGACCCACCAATGGCGTTGCCTGACCCATTAACTCCGCCCGAATGCGACCTCAGGGGCATGGAATACATGCCGCTGATGGTCCCTCGTCTCTGGCGCAGCCGCGGGTGGCTGCTGGCCAAACGGCAACCGGAACTCGGTTTCTATATGCTCAACCTCTGGGCTGCCTCGTTTTACGAGGTGCCGGCCGCCTCATTAGAAGACGATGATGTGCTGCTTTGCGAACTAGCCATGTGCGACCCTGTCCGGTGGTCGGCTGTCCGTGATGTCGTCCTGCGTGGATGGGTCAGATGCGCAGACAAGAGGCTGTATCATCCGGTTGTTGCTGAGCGTGCGTTGGAGACATGGAAGGGTCGCAAGGGCTATCGCGACCGCCTCGCCATAGCACGCGCTGCCAGGAAGGCGAAATCGGCGGAAAAGGCCGATTCTGACTCTATGATAGAGGCTGTGATAGAGCCTGTGATAGGGCCTGTCATAGACCTTAAGGTACAAGGTATAAGCTGTAAGGTACAAGATAGTAAGAAAGAGAAGGAAGACTCTCCCCCCAAACCTCCCAAGCGGGAGGTTCGCGGGACGGACATGGACCCTGACTTTTGCAGGTTCTGGGATATCTATCCGAGGAAGGACGGCAAGGGGGCTGCGCGGGCGGCATGGAGGGCCGCGCTAAAGAAGGCCGACCCCGAGACCATTATTACCGGCTGCGTGGCTTACCAATTCAACCTGGACCGGAAATACATCCCCCACCCCTCCACATGGCTCAACGGGGAGCGGTGGCTACAGGCGAAAGAGGATGACCACTTTGACCCCGTCCTGCGGGCTGCTGGGCTCATTCCAGAGGACTTTGCCCTTGACGGCGAAAACGCTCACGAATGGAAATTGCTCCAATGACAGAAACCGACCAGAAAGTCCGACGGCAGTGGATAGCGATGCTGGCCCGGCTCACGAACCCAACGGACGCAGTGGCCACGAGTCAGGCGTTAACGTCGATGCTGCCGCTGCTGAGAAGCCTGGCGGACAATGTGTTCACCATGGAGTCTCTGGACATCGTGGCGCGGGCGTCCCCTAACCGGACGCCAAATTACGGCCAACTCCGGGCGCTGCTGGATGGATATGCCGAGACGCTAAAGCCCAAACCTCAATACCAGATCCACGAGGACCCGGACATCGCCCGGGCGCGGAAGACAGCAGAGGACCGCGCGCTGGCGGTGCAGGACTGGTCCGACCCACAGACGGTCATGCGAGCGGCAAGGGAGTTGGATGGCCACCCCTGGCGGTCTGTCCTCGGCGGAATGCTTGGCGGTCTGGTATTCAAGCATGCCCCGCAGAACCAGCAATATCTGCCTCCTGAGTTCATCCGGTCGATTGACCAAGTGCCAAAGGCGCGGCGCGCTTGACAAATCCAGGCGCAGGATATTTCCTGCCGCGCAACCCATGGAGTCGCTATGTCTGACCAGCCTCAATTTCCACCGGACGGCGCGGCTCTCGCTGCAAAGCACCAGCAATTGCTGCGTGAGCTCAACGCAGAGCGTGTCACGAGGATGCTGACGCGGTGCTTTGAGGAGCAAGACGACAGGGACGTCACGATTGCCGACCTGCTGGTGATGGCGGCCGAGATGATCGGGCGGGCGTGCTTTTTCCTGCCCAACGATGCGGAGCGGCAAATTGCAATCGCGGCTCTCCTTGTCCACGCGATCAACGTCAAAGACGATTGGGCACGACGAGCGGCCGAGGCATCTACCGGCCTCGGTGGGGGAGAAGGAGGTCTGGCCGGCCATGCCATGGTGCTTCGTGCTGACGGGACGGTGGAGCCGTAGATGGACTTTGACCCCAAAACGGCCACGACGGATTACATCATCCGGCAGGCCCAGGACAAGCAGGACCTAATCAGACTGGCGGCATCATACGCCCCGGATCTTGCCAAGGCGCTGGTTGGGAAGTCACTGATTTCATCAAAGTCTGTCTACGGGCCAATAGTCGGGGCTGGCGTGTCGTGGTTTGCCACCCGCTATGGGCTCGGGTGGGATGATGAGACATCGGCCACGATCACAGGGGCGGTTATATTCGTGGTCTCCGCCGTTTTGCGTGCGATGACCTCGGCGCCCATTACCTCGGTCCTTCCAAAAAAGGACACGCCTCCAACGGAGTGATCTCCGCGCCTTCGGTCGTGATGCCACCTTTTGTGGCATTGACCGGAGAAGGCCCGATTCATGGCAGCGCCACCGATGGCAGCCGCAGTTGGCTACAACACGCTGACCTACGGCCCACACGTCACTATCGGTGATAACTGGCTCAAAGCGTTCGATAACAACAGCGTCCAGAACCCGGACGGGTCTGTTAGCCTCTATGGTCCGTGGCACTACGGCGAAAACCTGACCACGCTCGGCAGGAAACTGTTCGGTGGTGGCGGGTATTTTGAGGCAACCTTCAGGTTTGATAACCCATCGGCGGGGTGGAGCGATGCCGGGTGGTGTTGCTGGTGGGGCAACACTTTTGAAGGCTCGTCCTTCGGCTGGGTGAACGGCGTTCGGACCCGAGGCGTGGAAGTCGATTTCTACGAAATGCTCGGCGGGGACAACCAGTATAACGCGGGTTTCCACGATTGGTATCAGGCCGCGAATGGCTCGGTGGCAGACGACGGCGCCGGCGGTCAGTACACCATGCCGGCAGGACAGGACGGCCACTCCCTACACCGCTACGGATGCCTGTGGGTGCCGGCGACAAACACCACCAAGGGTTATTTGGAATACTATTTCGACGGCGTCCCATGGCAGCGCCAGTCGTGGGATAAGTACAATCCAAACTCGCCGGCTCCGTACCAGCAAGGTACCACAGCCGCGGCAATCTTGGACATCCAGCACCTCTACCTGGACCTTGGGAACGCCCCAGCGAATCCCATGCACATAACCAAGGTTGAGGTCTGGCAGCGCGACGGCACTCAAAATCTCCCACCGACAGGAACATCAACAGTGGCCGCCCCTCCGCAAGCAGCAGAAGTCGGCTATAATACAAGGACGTATGGCCCGAACGTGACGCTCGGCGTCAACTGGGACATCGCCTTTGCCGGTGCTCACGTCACACAGAACGCGGATGGCTCGGTCACAGCAGGTGGCCCGGCCCATTTTAGCGACCATGTCAACACGCACGATCGGCAGGCATTCGGTGGGGGAGCCTATTTTGAGGCCACCTTCTCATTCACTGGAGGTGCGCCCGTTTGGGATCCGTCGGTCGGCTGGCCGTGCTGGTGGGCGAACTCCCTGGAGGGCAGGACCCTCCCCTTCCCTGACAGGCGAGGGATAGAGATCGACTTCGCGGAGATGTTAAAAGGGACGCACGACACATTCACGGCGAATATATTTGATTGGTACGACCGCGCGGCGCCGACTTACTACCAAGCGGAGACAACGGGTGAGGTTCGGGTTCCGACTGGCACCTCACACAACCCACACAAGTACGGTTGTTTGTGGGTTCCTGCGACGGCAACAACCAAGGGTTACTGCAAATTCTATGTAGACGACATTTTGATTACCCAGTGGATTCCGACTTGGAATCGGTACTATGACAATCAGCCCGTGCCTTACCAGTCGGGCACGACCCTTTTTTCGAATATGGACGTCCAGCACTTCTATTTGATTTTCGGTTCCGGTGATCCCTGGCCAATGACGGTAACGGACGTCTCTGTGTGGCAAAGAGACGGGACTCAGAATCTGCCGCCATCCGGGGCAGTCGCGACAGTCTCAATCTCCACGATCAGCAACAAGACCGCCGGGGTTCCTTTCACCGTCACCGGCACACTGGCGAATTTCGGATCCACTCCGACGCTGCAGTATCGCGCCAACAACACGGGCTCGTGGCTATCTCTGCCGTCGGGTGCCAGCGTTTCGACCACGGCGTATAGCTTCACCGCCCCTGGCATGGTCGCAAACTCAGCCGCGGTCATATCCGTGCGGGATAGCTCAACGCTCAACTCCGCCACCTCCAACGCCTTTGCTGTCACGGGTGTTGTCTCAACTGAGGTTCTGACGATCAACACCATCGCCAATCAGACCGCCGGGGTCACATTCGCCATTACCGGTACGATCAGCGGCGTGACCTCCGCCCCTACCCTTCAATATCGCGACGACGCCGGCTCCTGGTTATCCCTGCCGGGCGGCAGCACGGTTTCGTCCAGCGCGTTCAGCTTCACCCACCCGGCTCTGTCGGTGACGAGCACGTCGCCGACCACATTTACCGACGACTTCACTTCATATCGGCCGGCGAACTGGTTCTATAACCAGTATGACGAAGCATCCGACACCTCGTGGGTCAACAGCCCGACGGTGCTTGGGCAGATTTATAACTACACGGGCGGCCGTCTGAACCTGATGCTGCTGAACACCGGTTCCACGGGCCTCACGTCGAAGCCATTCATCTCTGGCGTGATGGATACGATCGGCGCCAGCGGGGCGTTTCAGCAGGAATACGGCTACTGGGAGGTAACCGTTGCGGTTGACCGGCTAGTTGGTCTGACCTGGGATTTTGTGATCCTGTCATACACGGCCACGCCGTTCTCTGCATTCACCATCAGAATTTCCACCGATGCGTCAAACGTCCAACATCTGGAATTTTTCGATTACACCTCGGTCAATTATTACGAGACAAATTCAAACAACGGCCTTGATCCCTCCATCCCGCACACGTACGGCATGGACTGGCAGGCTGGATATCTGCGGTGGTACATCGACGGCGTTCTAACCGTGAGCTATGCCAGCCCCTACGTCGGCATCGGGCCGTTTTATTTCAAAACCCGCTGCGCATCGAATTATAACCCGGCGTTCGGGACGCCTGTGGTCAATACCGCGGCGCTGCCAAAAGGCGCCCACATTGACCAGGTGAGCGTGTGGACCACGAAACCCGCAGCGCCTGGCAGCCGGACGGTCAGTGTGCGAGATGCCAACAACACCAGCGTCACGAGCACATCGAACGTATTCCTTGTCTCTGCTGCCCCGGCCGGAGTCCTTGCCATTGGCAACATCGCAACGCAGCAGGCGGGCGTTGCTTTTACAGTGAGTGGCACGATCAGCGGGGTCTCATCCGCCCCTACCCTCCAATACCGCGATGACTCCGGCACATGGCTATCACTCACGGTCGGCGCCACTGTCACCGCCACGGCATTCAGTTTTTCCCACCCAGGCATGGCGGCGGGAAGCCACACGGTCAGCATCCGCGATGCGGTCACAACAAGCATCACAGTGACGTCGAATAGCTTCTCTGTCACGGCACAGCCGGTCGAGACTATCACGATCGCCACCATCGCCAGTCAGACGGCCAGCGCGCCATTCACAGTCAGCGGGACGATTACGAACACTACGGCCATGCCGATCCTGCAATACAGCAACAACAACGGGTCGACATGGACGGCCCTGCCAGGCGGCAGCACGGTCTCAACAACGGCATTCAGTTTTACAAACCCCGGACTTCCCGCGTCCGCGTCCGCACGTGTGATGGTACGGGAGCAAAACACACCCACCATCTCGGCAACTTCAAATGCGTTTGTCGTCAACGCCCTTCCGGTCGAAGCCATCACGGTTGATACGATTTCCACCAGGACCACGGGGGCCACGTTCGCGGTCACCGGCACGGTCGCGAACGCCCCCACAAGCCTGACTCTGGTCCTGCAGTATCAGGACAACGGCGGCAATTGGAATTCGGCAAACGCGACGACCAACCTCACGGCAGGCTCCGGGACCTATACATTCACCCACCCGGCTATGTCCGCGGCTCTCTCAAACACTATTGCGGTGCGTGATGCCGCGAACACTGGGGTTGTCGGCACATCGAATGCGTTCCGTGTCCGCCTGCCGGAGAGTGCCAACAACACGGTCGTCACCACGGTTGGGCCCTACATCGTCAACACGATCGGGGAAGTTTGGACAATCACCTCTACCGGCCAGATCGCGGTTGATGGCGTGGTTGATGTGCCCACCAACAGCGTCACCGTACTCGCGTATGTGGGTGGGCGGGTTTACCAGCAGGCCCATGCGGGGTTGTGGTGGAGCAAAGCGGTCTCGTCTGACTCATGGACACCGACGGAGGGTTCAGCGGTCTCGCCCCTTCCTGCTGAAACTCTGGCCGTCAACACAGTCGCCGGACAACTGGTTAACATCGCCTTCACCGTCACTGGCACAATCTCCGCGGCGCTCGTCATTCCAACGCTACAATACCGTGTCGGCGCGGGGACGTGGCTGGCGTTTCCATCCAATGCGACGGTCACCACCGGGGCATTCTCGTTTGTCGTGCCTGGGATTGCGGTCGCCGGGTCCACGACAGTCGGCGTCCGGGACGCCAACAACACGAGCATATCCGCCACGTCGAACACATTCGCTGTCCTCTCAATCAGTGCGACGCTGTCGGTCAATACCATCCCCACGCAGAACGCCGGCTACGCCTTCCTCGTGCGCGGCACGATAAGCGGGGCCACGGCGGCGCCCGCGCTGGATTACATCGACCCCAACGGGGCGTGGCGTCCTCTCCCGACTGGAAGCACGGTCACCACAAACACCTTCAGTTTCACCCACCCGGGCGTTTCCGCGGCCCAGGGCTTTTACGTCACGGTACGTCTACGGGATAAGCCGTCCGTCAGCGCGGCCAGCGCGCCGTTCCGTGTCAGTGGTCCGGAAAGCCAGAACAACACGGTCATCGTAACTCCTGGCCCGCAGATCACGGATGCCCTTGGGAACGCCTACACGATCACTCTGACCGGGGAGGTCGCTATCAATGGCATAGCCGATCTAACAACATCCTCGGTGGTTGCCATCGCCTATGTCTCCAGAACCGCATGGTTTGAGAATGCGGACCAGCAGTGGTGGTCAAGGACCACGGTTGGCGCCTGGACGCCCATCGGCGGCAGCCCGCTGGGGCCGGTGCCATCTTCCAAGCCGACGATTTACCTTACGTCTCTGGCTCCGCTGGCTGTCGTGCCGGGTTTCACGATTCCAGTCCCTGGGATTGTCGTCAATGACACGGTTGTCTCCGGGACGTTCAAAGTCACGCTTTCCTGCCTGCTTGGGACAGCGTCCATGCCTGGGGCTCAAGGTTCCGGGACGGCCTTTGTCACGGCAAGCGGATCCATGACCTTGATCAACACGTACCTTCGGTCCCTGACATTCACGGGCGAGACCGTGGGCGATGGGGGCGTCACGGTCACCATCCGTGACGCGGCAGGTCAAACTGCGACGGCCTTTGTCCCGATCTCTGTTCCACGTGAAGCGCCGGCGCTGGAGATAGACGAAACCCCAGACACTTAGGCAATGTGTTGCAGAATCAGACACTAAGCCGTAAGGGCGACGAGGTGCGCAACTTCTAGGCGATTCGCATGGAGATTCCGGAAGTCTTTCGGTGTGACAAACGCACGCTCACACTGACAAAGGCTGGGTGCGTCCGGCTTTTTCAAGCCGCAAATCTCCCCAAACCGCCAGACCCTTGGTCTGGCATGGCCTCCTGTCGGGGCTGCACATTGGGGAGTTTCCACGCCACGGGGAAAGAGTTTGATCCCGTGGCGACCATCGTCAACTCCCTCCGGAATATCTGTTCGCGATGCTCTGGAAAGACCGAACGCCTCATCCTTGGTGCACTCTGTCCCTCATGTGACGCAAGAGACCGGGAGGCGAAGCGTTTCCGGAACTCCAAAGGCACGGTCCCTAAGCTCTCTTCGGTGCTCCATGATGAGCACATAGCAGTTGCAGAGGGCGGCGTGATCCGCGTCCTCAACCGGAGTTTCGTCACAGGATTACCGGAGGTGATGATCCAAGCGGCGCGCTCTGCCACCACCCCGCTCGTATTCGGCAGGCGTCAGATGGTCTGGACGAATGCAATGGTTCGGTCCTCATCCCACCGTCCATGGGCGACACAGTTTGAGATTGTCGGCCTCGCTGGCGGGCTGGCCACCTGGCAGCGGCGGAACGCTCCGCGGCGCCCCAAACTCCAAGCGGTCTCCATGACCGGGGATCTGTTCGCATGATAGACACAGGCGGCCGGTGGACGATAACCGACCATGTATGCCGGGTGTGCCTTGGGCGCATCCTGGAGCGCAACGGGGCGTATCTCTGCTCAATCTGTGAGGTAACAGCCAGTCTTCGGCCCAACGCCATCTGCGGCTGCGGCATGCGTGGGGTCGGAACCAGCCCGGACAAAGACCTCCCTCGGCTCATCAAGCAAGCCTATCACTGCGGGCAGAACCCTGTCCGAGGTCCGGGTTCCCCTGCGCGCATCGCAATTCTGTTCGCTGATGGCACGCCAGCTAAAGCAGAACCTTGACTATCGTGTGCGATGTTCGATAGGATATTCCCACTGACGGGAGAACTCCACATGAACTGGCTCAAGAACATCGGCAGCCTACTGGTGGCGCCATACCAGGGGAAGGAGATCGTCGAGACGATTGGCAGCGGCGCGCGGTGGATCGTCACAGCTATTGTCATCAATCAATTCAATCCATCTACCATCGTCTTTTGGACATCCATCCTTGTCATTTTCACGGCCAATGTCGTAGGGCGTGTGGTCGGCAAGGTGATTTATGATGTTCGCCGCGATAGGAGCGAGCAGACATGATGACCGTCATCGACTTTGATCTGTTTTCCCGCACGATTTGGGCTGTGCTGTCTCATGTAGCTGGCGGCGCGGAGGTTCTCCTTGCTGTCGCTATCTTTTTTGTCTGGCAGGTGGTCGCCGGGTATGCGCTGATAAGCTGGATATGTCTTATCCTGTGCGGCGGCCACAGGAGTCCCTCGCCATGACCGTCGGTGACGCATACTGGCTACGCTGGCTCATGGACATGCTAACCCCTCCGGTATTCCTGATCCTCGGCCTGCTGCTTCTCGGATCCCTGCGCCGCCTGCGCAAAGCAATTGAGCGCAAGCCATAATGGATCCCGCCCAGATCGCAGCCGGCGCTGCCGTTACCGCATTAATGGCAGGTCAGCAGACGGGTGCGCTCCATGGCTGGACTGCCCTGATAGGTGGTGGTCTTGTATTGATAGGGTTCATTGGAACCGCATTCCTGATTGGTTTCATCGTTTGGGACATGTGGCAGGAAAGGCGTAAGCCATGATGTGGGTATTCTGGCTCCTCCTGTGGTTCGTCGGTGGCGCTGTCCTGGCACCGATCATTGGCCGGTTCCTAGGCTTCGGCGAAGAGATGCGCCGTGACTGACACCACGCTCCTCATCATTGATGTCTGGATCGCCATCGGGTTCCTTATCATCGTGGTTCCTCTCTGTGGCCGATGACATCAAGACTGTGATTTGGTCTAAGTATCCAGCCGCGTCCACGCGGCTTGTGAACGCCTGCATATATAAGTCTGTCAGATCACCAGATGATTTGGCGCGACTCTCTGATGAGGAGCTTTTGGACCTCCCTAATTTTGGGGTCCGGACCCTATCCGAACTACGGGCACTCACGGGCATTGAAGCGCCTGGGTTATCCCGGACATCGCCGGTCTCCTTGCGAAGCCTGAGCACACGGACATTGTTGGAGGAACTTCTCCGCCGCTTTCCGCAGGGGGCGGAGGATGTCTGACGATGATATCTCAGGCTCATTCTCTATCCCGGAAGAAGGCGAGCGCGGGCCGGCAATGATCGCGGCCAATCTGGTCAAGACAGATGACGCGCTCTTTGACCTTAAAGAAGGCGAACCCCTCTTCCTGTTTCTGATGAGGGAAGAAAGCCGCTACGTCGGGGACAAGGTCGAACTCGGCTCCATGCACCTGCCGATGTTCCAAGGGCGGTTAGGCCCGGTTGCGCGCTGGCTGCTGGCGAAGCTGTGCGACGGCCTGCCGGATTATATCATGATCCTGGACGCCCAATTCTGGCTGCAGGCCACGATGGAGCAACGCCGCGCACTCGTTTTCCACGAGCTTCTACATGCCGGGATTGAGACAGACAGGGACGGGCTGAAGAAGTTTACCGCGGACGGCCGCCCGAAATGGTGTGTCCGGCCACATGACCTTGAAGCGTTCAACCTGGAGGTGGCGCGCTACGGCGCATGGGCGCCTGACATACTCGGGTTCCTGAAAGCGGCGCGTGAAGGCGGGGCAATCTAACATGGGAGGCAGAACGATGGATGCATTCAGGCTTGCTATTCATGATGGACCAGCGATCGACGCCCCATCGCAAAGCGGCAAGAGCGTCGTAGACACGCCATGGTCAGCAAATCGCGCTCTAAGCAATCTACTCATTGGCATGTCCAAGCAGGAGACAGAGGCTGAATTGCACTCGTGCCTACGGCGAAACCTGGTCGGCGCATACGAGGATGGGATCAAGGCCGCGCAAGAAGTCGCGATGCGCGCAGGGCAGTTCGATCTGGCTAAAGCCATTATCGCCTTGCGGGAAGGTGGGGCAATATGAAGGAGGACACCATGCTACAGCAGACCGACATAGAGGACGAAGCGAACCTCGGGAAATACCCTGAGACGAAGGCACGCAAGGCCAAGGGTGAGACAGTGGCAGCAGACCGGCTCCGCTCCCTCGTAGAGCGCATCGAACGCCTGAGAGAGGAACAGAAGGCACTGGCCGATGACATCAAGGACATCTACCAGGAGGCCAAGAGCGCCGGCTTTGACGTTAAGGTGCTGCGCCAACTGATCTCCATCAGGACCAAGGACGCCAACGAGGTGGATGAGCAAATGTCCCTCTTGGACGTGTACAAGCGCGCGCTAGGGATGTAATCGGCAGAATACCTACAGATTATCATTGAGCGTGAGAATCCGGTGAGAAAGTGAGAATGGGGTGATAAATTCTCACCATGGCTGATAATACGGCTGAGATCCGGGCTAAAGTAGAGGCTGCCGTTGATGCGGCGCTTCTCCAGGGCAAGGTCACGCGCAGCACCATCATAGCGGACTTTGCCGATAGCGGTGTTGGTCAGGCAACGCTCTACCGCTGGATCAATGCCAGGATGCGCGTGGTTGCTGCTGACGTGGTTATGCAGGGTCGACCGATAGTGACCAAGGTGGAGGCTTTGGCGGTGAGGGGCGACACTGCCCCTCGGCCTGCTGGCATCGACTTCCACCAGCGCCTGTTATCCAGCCTTGAACGTACTGACGTCCTGCGGGCTATGGCGTACACGGCCGACGGCAAGCCGAAGAATGTCAAACTGGCGCGCGACACAGACGAGGATGAGCGCAGGAAGCTGCACACGGCAGCCTCGATCCAGGAGAAGCTAGAGGCATCGGCTATGCACAAGATGTATGCTGCCTTCATTGATGAGATATTGAGCATCGTGATGGCGGAGTTGCCTGAAAGCCGGGACCGGATACTTAGCCGCATGGAGGAGGTCCGGGCCCGCTATGGTGCCGGGTTCTCGTGAGCCAGGGGCTTGCCCCGTGGGACCTGCTGCGGGAGCGGCTTGACGCACATCTTGCCAAAGCCGGATACGCGCGGCCTGGTTCCATTCCTGCCGATATGACATTTACCGCTTGGTGCGAAGACCTGGCAGCCAAGGGGTTGAAGGTCGACGGTTTCCCTTGGTCGTTGGACAACCGCCCGTCTCTCAGACCGCTCTATGAAGCGATACCGACCACGGTTGAAGAGGCGATGCGGCGCACTGTGGTCTTGATGAAAGGCGCCCAACTTGGCGCGACGCTGTGGGAAATGCTGGCGGACCTTTACCTCGCCATCAAGTTTGAACCGGCGGTCATCGGCATGTACCTGCCCGACCAGCAGACCGCGGCGGACAAGAGCCAGCGGCGGTTTCTCAGGATCATCCGCACCATCCCGGATGTCTATCGGCGCCTCATCACACGTACGGGCCCGGGCGATGAGGCTATCCGGGTTGGAGAGGGTAACGTCCTCACCAGGATCATGGGAGAGTCCAGCTTCCTGTTCCTGTGGACATCATCAAAGACAGGCACCGAAAGCCGTCCTGTTGACGTGCTGTCCCTGGATGAGGTCCAGGAGATGACGCTTGAACAGATCGACCGCACCAATGAGCGTATGAGCGCATCGCGGATCCGGTTCAGGCTTATGCTGTCCACGGCCAACGTACCGGACGCGGATATCTCTTTCTGGTTTCAGCAGGGGACACAGAATGAATGGTTCACGGAATGCCCGAGGTGCCGGGCGGAGACGGACCTATCCCAACGCTGGCCGGACTGTGTGGCTTACAATGAGGGGCAGATTGATCACGCGCCCCAGAATGACTGGGTTTATGTCTGTCCTGAGTGCAACGGCTGGATTGAGGACACCCAGCGCGGCCGGTTTATAGAGAAGAACCCGAAAGCATCTATCGAGAGTTATCACCTCTCACAGATCACATCGCCCACGATAACCGCCAGAGATATGGCTGAAGCATGGAACCGTGCGGTCACAGGCGACCAGCGCAAGACGTTCTATAACAGGAAGCTCGGCCGCCCCTACATCGACAGTGAGCAATTACCCGTCACCATGGCACACTGCCTCGCCTGCATGGCTGAAGGCATGGCTATGGGCCTGACCTGGCAGAAGTCAGCCGATCGGACAGATGACGTCTACATGGGCGTCGACCAGATGGGTGGATACAACGCCGTCATCGTCAAGAAGCGTCTCCCTGACGGGAGGCAGGCTGTCATTCATGTAGAGGCGATATTCCACCTGGACCCGTTTGACCGCTGCGCCGACCTCATGGATGACTTCAACGTCAACCTGTGCGTTGTCGAGCAATTGCCGAACGTGAATGACGCAAGGAAGTTCGCCAACAAATTCCGTGGGCGCGTCTATCTGGCAGGCTACGCCACAGATCCCAAGTCAGACATGATCACGTGGGGCGATGCCATCACCCCGTCCGATCGCAAGACAGCCGAAGAGGACAGAACGCGATACACTGTCGTCCTGCAGCAGTACAAGGCGATGCAGGCCAGCCTGTTCCGGATCAAAAACACGCACTGTCTGTTCCCCAATTCCGCAGACTTAGAACAGGACGTCATCGAACGGGGTGAGCGCAAGCGCCTTCAGATTGTGCGCGACTGGGTATTCCTCCATTTCACAAAGACCGCCCTTGTGGTTGAACAGGATGAGGAAACCCGCACGCTAAAGCCAAAGGTCGTTAAAATCGGCCTAGATCCACACTTCTCGTTTGCCAACATGCTGTGCGATGTCGCCTGGGCAAGGAACCACGGGATGTCTAGCTTCATCCTGCCCGAGTCCATCGCCAAGGGCGATCGCCCCAAGCCCGAGACCCCGATGGGGCAGCGCATAGACAAGGTGATGCCCGGATTGCCGAAGCACGTACTAGACATGATGGACCAGGGCGAGCGTGAAGGGACTTGCGGACGTTGCGTCGAATTCGACAAGGGCCGGTGCACAATCAGGATGTTGAACGTCGCGGCCAATGACGTAAGTTGCCCGCTATATGATCCATTACCAAGGCCATAGGAGAGACCCCGTGCTGCAAGGTTTCGATGATGCGTTTGACGACGACGAAAGGGCGCTCGTCGGTGCGCTGTTTGGCACTGCGACGCTCTGGGTCGGCTTCCTGCACAACAACGCGGAGGTCAAACTGGACGGCTACGCGCGGGTTCCGGCTACGCTCGCGGAATTGCAACATGGCGCTGATATCCCGACACCGGCAGGGCACAAGTTTGGGGCGCTGCACAAGGTCGGGGTATGGGATGCGTCGACCCGTGGGAACCTGTTGTGCTGGGCGGAACTGCCCAATCGGACAGTCTCGGGCGATTCCGTGAGGTTTACTGTTAGACCGTAGGACATGGCACGCAAGCTCATAGAGTGGCCGGAGCCGGAGGCATACACACCCCCGGAATGTCCGGTTGATGTGCGCCTTAAAGCGAGACGCTACCTCCTGATGCCTGGGTCAGTCCCAAGTGTTCCGCCCCACGCTGTGTGGGTTTCCTTCTCTTATAAGGGAGAGGAGCTTCCAATTGAGCGCGGCGCGGCGCGGGCCATTGACTTCATAACCGGAACATCTGTCGGAACCCCAAAGGGGATGCTCTATGATACGGTCGAGATTTATGACACGGCCGACGGACCGAACAGAATCTACTGGGAGTGTCCGCACTATATAGGAGACATCCGAGGGTTCGTTCAAATCCGCATAGATGAGCCACATGACCTTTGGGAAGATTGGGAGTTTGATCCATGACACCAGGCGCGGAAGCGACTAAGCCGACGCTTCTCAACTATGATGAGACACCGGCACTTGTCGTGGGCGTGGAATAATGACCCAAATTGGCAAAGGAGCAGACCCATGATGACACCAGGACAAGCGTTCTTTCTGCTGAAGCTGCGCCGCAACAGCGTTCCTATCCCGCCCACGTGGGAGGATATGTCTGACTATACCCAACTGAAGAATGAGGCGGATGCGGCGCATATCCTGGCGCAAGCGGACGAAATCCGGGCGGTTATGGCGGGCGGCGACCAGTCTGGCCCGATCATCGACGCCTTCTATACCGAGGTGACGCGGGAGGAGGCGGAAGGCCGTCGCCTGCCCACGCACCTTCCTGAATCCGGGTCGTGATAGCACAAGACAGCCATCCAAGGAGGCTGCCCGATGAAACAGGATAGCTCATTGCTTGATGCGGCCAAGGCGATCTCACGGCAGGACCTAGCGGACATGGAGCCGCGGCATGCGGTGCTGGTCGAGCGGCTGATGCGTGCGGCACTGACCGAGGCTGCACACATCCCGGTGCCACCGAAGCGGACGCGCCTGGCGCACGATTGAACAGGAGGCACAATTGGCAGCCGACCCGAACCCTGAACTGAGCGCGCAGCTTGCTGCGGCTCGTGCTGTCCTCGCCCCACAAATCAGGGGACTGGCCGACCTTGCCGCCACGAGCGTATCAACGGACCTCCGGGTTAAGCTGGAGGAAGTCCGCCAAGCCCGCCAGCGCCGTGATGACCTGATTGCGAGTGCAGAAGCGGCGCGCGATGCCTACATTGCCACACTGGAACGCCTGGAGGATGATGGATATCCGGCACTTCCGACGATCCCGGTCCTTGGATCTCTGATGAACGAGATCACAGAGGAGAACGCCGACCTCGCGGCGGCGACCGCCATCTTCCGCGATGCGACCGCAGCAACCATGGCGATTGGGCTCTCTGCCCCAGTCACCAAAACGGAGTAAGTGAAACATGGCAACAGGCAATACCTCACAGAAGTTCGTCGCGACCCTTGGTATCTTTCAGGCTGACGGCGTGACGCCTGCGACTGTCGATGGCGTTCCCGTGTGGGCATCAAGCGACGAGACCGTTATCCAGGTCGTCCCCGCGGCGGATGGTATGGGTGCCGAACTTCTGTGCATTGCGCCGGGGACTGGGGTGCGGGTGACTGTGACGGCAGACGCCGACCTCGGCACTGGCGTTCAGACTATTACCGGCGTGTCGGAAGACATTGAGGTGACGCTTGATCCGGCGCAGTTGGCGTCCGTGATGACGCTCACTCTCGGCGCCCCCGTTCCGAAGGCTTAAAGCCGGATCGCGCCGGCCTTTCCCCACCTGTCGGGCTGGCACGAAGGGGCGCTCCTGGCCGCACAGGAGCGCCCCACTCTATTTCTGGATCCTGCACTCTTTGTGCTGAAGGCGCTCGCCCGCAGAGGCGGTATAGCACCAGTCCGGCTGGTCGGCGCGCGTCGCGTAAACCGGGGCAGACGACATCTCAGGGCAGATCCCACCGAATGTCTCTTTCACCCGTTCAATGTTCATGCAGAGGTGTCGGACCGCGGCGGGGCGGTTTCCGAGTGCGTCAAGGCTGGCAGCTTCCCGGACCGCTTTACAGTCTCCGAACTCCCATAGAGTTCCGCCAAGACCTCCGCCACCAGCAGAACCAGCGCCACCGAGGCCAATCCCGCCGCCGCATGGAGCGCTGCCGAAGCCGTTTGGAATAGCCAGGAATACGCCGCCGCTACCACCGCCAGAGCCGCCGCCGTTGACGTTAACAGATCCAATACCCGTTCCACTTGCTCGCCCCCCCTGTCCGCCCATGCCGCCTGTACCACCAGCCCCGCCCGTTCCACCTGTTGCCGTCGGCCGGTTGATGTTGGTATTCCGGTTCTGGTTAAGGTTAGCATTGCGGTTGATCCCCACTGAGGATGAGCCAGCAATGGCTGCGGCGCCCGCCGCTGCATTCCCACCTGCTCCGCCAGCGCCACCACCTGGCACAGTTTCCCAAGCCCAAGCCGGCGGCGCCATAAGCAACGCCAGAGCTATAACCGCTACGCTTTTCATAAGCACATTTCCTAATGGACCCACACGGGCGATTCCGTATGGGTTTATCCACAGGATGCTTACATCAGAAAATACCGTTACGCCATATTATCTGTCGTCCTGGCATCGCTCCCGTTGACGCTTGTCGATGATGTTGTCATTCAGCATTGAGAAAACACAGCCGATGATGGTCATCAGCCCCCATGGGATAGGGGATACGTAGTCCCCGTTCCACGAAAGCAGGATGGCCAATGCGGCGCCGACTGACCCGGTCAAGAACCATATAAAGCAACTCATGGCTTGTCCTCCGGTAGATCAGACACATCAACAGCGGCGGCGATGGTTGTGGCTATCACGCGCGTTCCCTCGTTTGGTTTGAAACCCGCCATCAGACCTGCGACTGTGCAAAAGTATGTGGCCACCATGGCCGCAAGCCCGGCGCGGTTACACGGCGCATTTTTGATGATTTCTGCGAGGAACGTCAGTTCTGGCTCGATTTCCGTAAACGCCTGATCTGGCGTCACTGTCGTCCTGGTCATGGCTTGTCCTCCCTCATGCGCCTCAGAGCATCCTTCCCGGCTTCGGTTAGGGAGACCGCACAGAACATCATGGCGTCACCTTTCGCGATGAAGCCGCTCTGTCCGCTACCGTCAGAATGAACCTGCACCAGTCCCGCATCTATTAGGGCATCAAGAGACCTGCCGTGACATTCTCCGTATTGGCTGAAGTCTTCCCGCCCAAGCCACTCCAACAGGGCCCGCTGGTCTTTTGTTAGGTCGCTCATGATTACCTCCGCATCCGCAGCACGGCCTCTGCCGCGTGCTCAAGAGCTATGTTGTATGAGATATCAGTCGGGTCTGGTTTACCTAGCGGCGGCACGTCTGGCGTAACAGCCTCTGCCAGAACGGTTCTAGCTGCGGCTTCAAGGGTTTCGTTCCGCGTTCTGAGTGCTTCGTACAGCATGCGGCGGATTGCCTCGGCCTCGCTCTGGATGGGTCTCTGAGCGGCGCGTAGGTCGGCAATTCTCCCCCAGATGCTGCGGGGAAGCCCGATGGTTTTCCGGATGATTGGGTCGTCTGGGTTCTCGCTCATGGGCATCTTATAGCAGGGAAATAAATATGGCGCAATGGTGTTTTTGCTATTGACGCACCACTGGTGTCGTGTATGGTGTCCATGGATAAAGCCTATCAGGAGACACGAAATGACCTGCTCCACAATCAAGTTCTCCACTACCGCCAAGGGACGCCGGGCCTACTACTGGTCGCGGCTGGCGCTGCGGTGGCTGCCGCTGAAGGTAGCCGAGGCTGAAGCCGCTGTGGCCGAAGGACGGGTTCTAGAAGTCCGCGGTTTTACGGCTGAGGTTCGTGACACTGATGATGGCTTGGTCCTGGGCAACATTTAGGTAGGAGCGCGTCAGATGAACAACGGTTGGTATGCCATCCTGACATGGGGTTCGTCCTATGACGGACCCTGCGGTCCCTGGAAGAGTGAGGCGGACGCGGAAGCGTCCCTAGGCCGCTGGCGCTACCGGAAGGGCGCAGAGGCGGGCTCGATTGAGGCTGCGTCCAGCCTCCGGATTGCTGGCCCGTTCCCGACACGCGATGCGGCGCGGTCCGCAGACATTTCCGATTACTGAGGGGGAAGAACAATGCTCATAGATTGTCCGGTTCTATCAGACGACATGCCCACATACACCGAGGCCGCCATCCTCCTGATCGCGCGGCAGGCGATGCACGCATGGATACTAACCGACACGAACAAGTGGGTTCCAAACCCCTTCTACGTGGGGCCGCCCGTGCTGCACCCCGATGACGGGGCTGTCGAACTTACTGACATCGACGCTTCAGTGAACCCTTTCGGGGCTGGGTCATGATCATGCGCTGCATCCTCGGGGGCTTGGGTCTTGCTGCCCTAGTTGTTGCTGAGCAGGGGACGGTGGTCCAGTCGTTGCTTCTGTGCCTGTTCGGCGCGGTCTTTTTGGCCGTTGCCTTTGAACTTTGAGGTCTAGCGTATATGTCTGTCAGGATACTCCACGGGGATTGCCGGTCGGTTCTCCCCACGCTAGAGGCGGACAGCGTCCATGCTGTGGTGACAGATCCTCCGTATGAACGCTGTTCTCTGACATCATCTGAGGCATAACATGCGAGTCCGGCTGACACAGATTGACGGCAAGATGCCAAACTTGGCGCTGATGAAGCTGTCACACTGGCACAAGGCGCGCGGGGATGAGGTGGTGTTCACGCGGCAAGCTCATCGCGACGTGTTTGAGTCAGACTATGACGTCGTTTACGGTTCTGCGATTTTTGAATTCTCGGCGCCAAAGATTGCGCGCTTCTTGGCGGACTGGCCATGCGCGATCCTTGGGGGCTCCTATGACAAGGATAATAAACGTGCGGTCGAAGACATTACCGGACTGTATGACGGCCTCGATTACAGCCTTTATCCGGACTTCAAGCCTTCAATTGGCTACACGCAACGCGGTTGTCGCTTTAAGTGCGGATTCTGTAGCGTCCCCATCCGTGAGGGTAAAGCCAGGAGCGTCAACGTCGTTGCCGGAATATGGCGCGGCACCGGGCACCCAAAGCAATTGCACCTCCTTGACAACGATTTTTTCGGTCAACCTAAGCACGAATGGACTGCGAGACTGACGGAAATGCGCGATGGCGGGTTCAGGGTGTGTTTTAACCAGGGCATTAATATCCGCGTCATCACAGATGAGATTGCCCGCGCGATCGCTTCCGTCGAATATCGTGACGATAAGTTCAAGGAGCGTCGACTTTATACCGCATGGGACTCACTCGGCGACGAGATGCTGTTCTTTCGCGGTGTGAAGCACCTAGAGGACGCAGGCATCCCGCCGAAGCATCTGCGCGTCTACATGCTTATCGGTTGGGATCCGGATGAACAGGAGCGGGACATCCTTTATCGCTTCAATGCGATGGCTGATCTCGGCATAGAACCGTATCCGATGGTGTACGACTGTCGTGCGACCGATCTGGCGCGATATAGGCGACTGAAGCAGGTCCAGCGGTGGGCCGTGACCGGGCTGTATCGGGCTATCCCGTTTAGCGATTACGACAGCAGCGCCAAGTCTGGACGTGGTCCTGATATGCGCCAGTTCGGGTTGTTCGAAGAGGCGGCGTCGTGACGCTACCTTTGGGGTATGTCCGACGATGCCCGCGATGTTGCCTTCAATCCTGACGCGCCGGCCTCAGAAAGGTTCGACGCGAACGCCGTTCTAGGCAAGGCGTATCGGCCCACGGCTGGCGGCCTAATCCCGCCCGAAACCCTCCGCCCCTTAATCGACATGATCAACCAGGGGCTGGATGACGCGGACCTGCTCAAGGCGGCGAACATCGTCAAATTCCCGGACGCGCGCGGCGGCTACGGCCGGGCGCAGACGCACCGCAACGACAAAAGAGGCATGCAGTCCCTGTACGTGGATGACCTCCAGGTCTTTGCCCAGGGGGATTATTTCGAGAAGCCAAGCCCCATAGGGTTTGAGGGGCTTCGCCACATGTGCGAGCAAACGCCGATCCTCGCCTCAGTCATCCAGACGCGCATCCGCCAGGTCAACCGCTTCTGCGGTATCAGCGAGGATGGCGGGCCCGGTTTCGAGATCAGGCACGTCGACCGCAAGCACATCCTCACCCCGGAGGAGACCACCGTCACCGGGCTCCTCGGGCAGTTTATGGCCAACTGTGGATGGGAGTTCAACGCCCGATCCCGCAAGCGCCTGCGCCGGGATCCGTTCTCGCAATTCATGGCCAAGAGCATGCGGGACTCACTGGCGATGGATGCCTGCCCGATCGAGACCGAATGGAAGCGGGACCGCAATCTTGGGTTCGATGGTTTTTACGCGGTCGATGGCGCTACGGTCAGACTGTGCATGGAAGATGGTTACCAGGGGGATGATGAGATCGTGGCGCTGCAGGTTGTGCATGGCCGCGTCGTCACGGGGTATTCCTGGGATCACCTGATCTATGAGGTTCGCAATCCGCGGACTGACGTGCGGCTATCGGGCTATGGGTGCGCCGAACCTGAGTTGATGATCCGTGTGGTGACCGGCTTCCTGAACGCGATGAGTTATAATATCGCCGGGTTCGATCAGAACAGCATCCCAAAGGGAATGTTGCACATGAGCGGGGACTACAGCCAAGAGGACTTGGTTGCGTTCCGACGCTACTGGAACAGCATGGTCAGGGGCGTCAACAACGCCTGGGCGCTCCCGGTGATGATCTCCAAGGACCAGGAGTCCAAAGCCACCTTTGAGCGGTTCGGTGTTGAATTCAATGAGATGTATTTCTCAAAATGGATGACGTTCCTATCTAGCATTGTTTGTGCCATATACGGAATGGACCCGGCTGAGATAAACTTTGAGAGTTTCGCAGCAAATAAGTCCAGCCTGTCGGGCAATGATACCGGTGAGAAATTAGCGGCAGCACAGGACAAGGGCCTGCGGCCGTTCATGAGCTTCTTTGAGAACATTCTAACCGACTTCATCGTGAAGGAGTTTGCAGAGAAATACTGCTTCCGCTGGGTCGGAATGGATGAGGAAGACGAAGAAAAGGCGTGGGAAGCGCAGAAGTTGACCCTGACCCTTAATGAGCTTCGCGCGGAGAAGGGTTACGAGCCGTACCCTGTTGAGGATGATGGGCTGGACCTAGGTGGCGCACCGCTCAACCCTGCCTTGGTCGGCGCCTGGCAGATGTCCAATCAGCCTCAACCCGGTGAGGAATTCGGTGGCGAGGCTGGCGAGCAAGAGGACTTCGGGCAGGTTCCTGACGATGGCGGCGGGGACAGTCCCGGTGGGATGCCGCCTGATGCGGGTCCACCATCTGGTGGAGACTTCGGCGCGAGCAAGCAGCCTGAGCCGGCGATGGCCAAGGCGTTCATTATAGGAGCCTGACATGGCTGAGAAAGCGGTTGATGTTTCGATAGCGGCGCTGGCGATCTACGGGGCTGGCTCTTGGCGCGCGGTCACGCCGTCAGACACGGTCCCTCTGGACCCGGGTTGCAGAGGGCTTTACGTAACAGCAACAGGGACCTTGTCGATTAAGGGGGTATGGGACAGCACGGCGGCCAGCCTCGGCACGCCTGCTGCCAATGTCCTAATCCCGGGGCGCTTTGCTTACGTCATGAGCACAGGCACATCCGCCACAGTCCTGGCGCTGTATCAGTAATGCCTAAGCCGAACAAAGCCACGCAGACAGCCGCAGACGGGCTTGATGTGGGCGATGTCGTCTACGCCAAGCACCCGCAGAAAGGCGCTGTGGCGGTCACGGTTAAAGCCGTCGGGGCGCATGGCTTCACGGCCGACGATGAGACCGGCGCGCGGCACAAACTCCACCACGAGACCTATCTAGGCCACAAGACGCGCATGCTCCACACGTATGAGCTTGTGGACCAGGGCGCTGATGGCGTTTTGGTCGAGAACCAACAGGGCAGGCGCCGCTTCCTCCGTGGTGAGCTTCCCAAGGAAAAGGAAGGCTCTGACAACGGGGGCATGAACGGGTCGGACGCTGGCGACCCACTGCTTGGCGGGCTGGACCTGATGACAAAGGCGCTCACACCGCCTCGGCCGCTTCCTCCATTTCCGGACCTACTGTTCTTCAAAGCCGGCTCGATCGCGCGCCGCCCGGGGCTCATGCTGCAGGACCGGACAGACAGGACCGGCCGTCACCAAAAGAAGTGGGTCCGAACCCAAAAGGACCAGCCGCACCCGCGCGAGCGCAAGGGGCAAGAGGACGAGCCGAAGCCACGCCAGAAGGCTGCTGACAAGCCAGAGCCGACCCGCCACAAGCATGGCGACGAAGTCACGTTCACCCATGACAACATCGAAGGGCGCGGGGTTATCGTGGCCAGCGGCAAGGATGGCGCCACGATCAGGGACGCCTCCGGGCGCGAGCACCAGGTCCGCCACGAGGCGATTGAACCGCCACCGCAGTATGAGGCGAGGAACGAAGGCGAGGACGATAAGGCATACGCCAAGCGCAGCATCGACAAGATGCCATCTCCTAAGCATGTCCCGGAGCAACACGATCGCTTTTTCAACATGGACAAGGCGACCGCGACAATCCCTCTCGACAAGCTGGTCAGCACCAAATCAGACGCAGAGAACAAGCAGGGTGGCGACAACGCACCGAAGCGGTTGATGGCCGCCTACCACGGCAAGGTGGCTAAGCGGGATCCGATCACGGTCCGCCCGACGGGTGACGGCAAGTACGAGGTGGTCGACGGAAACGGGACATTCACAGCGGCGAAAGCGGCAGGGTGGAAAGCTATCCCGGTCCAGCAAGAGGGCGGCGCTAAGGCAGGTGGCGAACAGGGCCCGCTGTTTGATGAGACCGACGTTGCCCACCTCCCGCCACCGCCGGCAGAGGCAATCGGACAGCCGGTCAAGACCGAGGCTGAGATATTTGAGAAGGCCCAAGAGGCACAGAAGCAACTGGAAGAATGGCTGGACCTCGGCAAAGGCGTTGCTGCGAAACTCGGTTTCGAGCGCGCCAAGGGGTCGCCGGATGACGAGGGCGCGCTGGATGGGACGGGCGGAAAGCTATTCATCGCCCCGATCAAGTCGGCCAAGCGGTCAGCGGAGAAGGTAAGAGACGACTATGCCGGGGACTGGTCGAAACTCCTCGATCCCGTGCGCTGCTCTTTCGCGTGCGACACCTTTGACGATGTCCGCCGCACACTGGTTGCCTTGAAGCAAAGCGGCATGAAGCTGCACCGCAAGCCCAAGGACAGGTTCGCGAAGCCCACCGATGAAGGCTATCGGGACTGCATGCTGAACGTAGTTCTTCCCAACGGTCTGGTCGGTGAGGTGCAGGTCCACGTCAAGGAAATGCTGAAGGCCAAGGCCGAAGGCCATAAGTGGTATGAGATACAGAGGGAACTGGACGGGAAGGCCCAGACTGGGGATTTATCCACAGAAGAACAGTCGAAACGCCTTGCATCTGTAGAAGCGCAGAGGCAAATATATGGAGCGGCGTGGAAAAAAGCCACGGGCAAAAACCAGGAGGGACAGATGGCCAAAGCCCTCAATATCACAGGCAAGACCTACACATACTACGAAAAGGACAACGCCTATTTCCGGCGCCTGGAGCGGCCTGGCGGGCATGATGCTGCGTCGATTGATGACGTCCTGCATGGTGACAAGTGGGTGCCATACAAGGGCGACAGGCTGGCGCCGGTAGTGTTCGGCGACCGGGTTGACGATCCGCTTGGTTCGGACTCTGGTGAGGAGAAGCCCGATGCGGCGGGTGCTGCTTCTTAAGGCTGCCATCAAGGGCGGCGCGGTTGGCGACCTCTTTGCCGAACCGGTGCCGGTCAAGGGGCACACCAGGGGCGCGCGTTACATCCTACCCACCACGGCCATCCGTCATAAGAAGCATGAGGAGCCGAAGGCAATGACCTGGGGGACACAGGCGCCAGAGACGCTAAAGGCGGCATGGGTGGCTCGGAAGGTTGCGCGGGAGGCATTCGAGCCGCTTCAGCAGAACGCGATGATCCGTGGCATTCGCAAGGACCCTGCCGTTGAAGCGGCGCAGATCAAGCTGGATGCGGCGAACGCAAGCGTAGCGGCAGAGGAGATCGCAGCACGTTGGCACAAGCCGTCAACGGGCGCATCTATCCTGGCGCTATACGGCATTCCTGCGCGCGGGAAACAACTCTTCTACTCGGTCCAAGAGACCTACATGGCGGGCAAGCCTCGGCCGCGGGCCATCTTCGTGACGACGGCCAGCGCCAAGGATCCTGACAAGCCAAGCGGCGGCACACCACGCGAGCGCATCGGCATTACGTGGGACGGGACTGAACCCAGGTTTCAACCGTTCTACTGGGACTACGGCACGGCATCCTACGGGCCGGGCTGGCGCGAGACCCGTCACAAACCAATGGACGTTGCCGGGCTGCAGGCATACCTGCGGAAAGAGGACGAAGCCCTCCAGAAGTATGTGGACGAGGCTCCTGCGCGACAGGCCGAGTGGGAATCGGCGCGAGACGCTGAGTTGGCTGAAGCCGAAGCCGCCCGTACGCCGCCACCGCAGCCCGAACCGCTGCCTATCGTCTCCCATGTCACCAAGAGCGGCAAGACCATCAAGGGTATTGTCCGCAAGGATGTCACGCGCGAGCAAGCGCAGTCGATAGACGAATACACGTTCGGCAAGGATGGCGGGTTCTTCATCCGAGAGAAGCACGTCCCTGCGCGCCTGCGTTTGGAGACTGCATGATGTTGATGATCCTTCGTAAGGCGACGATCCACGCTGCCGGTCAGTCGTCGCTCTTCCCAGAGCATGTCCAGGTAAAGGGCCACGTCAGGGAGGGGCGCTTCGTCGGGCCGCACACAGCGACGCGGCGAAAGCGGATCGAAGAGGCGCCGAACCAGCACATGCCGCAGGACGTGCCGGACAAACCCACCGATAAGAAGATGTCTCCAGAGGCTGAAGCAAAGTGGGAGGCTATGTTGGCGCGCGGCGCTGCCGATAAGAAGCGCGCACAGGAATATGCGGACGCCGGAAAACCGATGAAGTTCAAGGACAACCATCGGGATGACATGACGTGGCTTGTCACTCCGGAGGTTCATGAGGGACACAAGCCCGGCGCCTGGCGCGCGACTTACTTCGATGCTTCTGGCCCGGCGGGCCACATGGAGTTCAACAACGCCTTTGATGCGTTCATGGAAATGCGGGCGAAAGAGCCGATCGCACCAAAGCCCCTAGTCGTAGTGAAACCGACGGCGGAACCCGAAGCCAAGCCAGCGCCGAAGGAGCCAGAACTCCCCAAGGGCGCGGAATGGATTGAGGGAAGGGGGCCGCTTGGCTCTGGCAAGTGGGGCGTGAGGCTGTCGAAGGACACACCCGGTCTGACGCATGGCCGTTTGGGTTTCGGCAACCTGTTCCCGACTAAGGCGGAAGCAGCAGCGGACGCGCATGTTCGGACCAAAGAACACGGGGAATGGGTTGAACGAGAGAAAGCCAAGGAGGCGCGCGATCAGGCGATTGCGGCAAAGCTGAAGGCAGGTGAGGAAATCACCGATGATGACCTGAAGCACCTCGGGCTACGCACACAAGGCGGTTCGTGGTTTGATTACATATCTCCCGTCGTGCAAAGGCTATTCCCGCACATCAGCAAGGCTAAGGTCCGGGAGGCAATGGGCGATGCGCTGCGCGACAGCCATTCAGACATGGGCGTGAAAAAGACCATCGCGAACCCACGCAAGGCACTCGCCAATGCCGCGGCATGGAAGCCAGCGCCGAAGGTCGTCGTCACCAGGGGGAAGAAGGATGACGGTAGCAGGAAGTCAAAGTCGGGGCGGACGGTGGTTGGATGAAGCTCGGACAGGCCGCCAAAACACCCAAAGAGAAGTCTGACGTGTCCTATCTGAAACAGGACATCGCCACAGCAAAGCGGCTTGGGAAGAACGCTCAGGCCGCTGTGCTGATTAAGAAGCTGGAGGCGTTGGATGCTTCACAGCAAGGGTCGTGATGGCATCCTCTCTCCATGAGCGAGCACAACTACACCGGTTTTAGGCAGTGCGAGCCGTGCGGCGGGTCGGGGTTCCTGCGCTTTGGTGAGTTCCCGTACTCGTTCCATGCGTGCGGGCCGTGTGGGGGCTCCGGGCAGGTTTACCTGGAACTGAGGGGCGATGCTCCGAAGGCTGCGGCAGTGAGTGCGGGCGCGAGCTTCGCGGCACAGCGGACGGCTAACGCAACCGGCGCTGTGGCTGAATCGCTTGGGGTTATGAGTGACGAAGAGATTGCGGACGCCTGCGCTGCGTGGAAGGCCAATCATGCGGCCTTCACCTTCCATGCTGCACACGCCCTATTTTATCAGGGAGACGACGATTGACCGTCACCACGAGCCCCGCTGAGTTAGAGGCAGCAGCCAAGCGCGCGGCGGTCCTGGGGGCGCCTGCGTCCTACGTTTCCGCGCTCTACACTGAAGCAGCGGCCAACGCTGGTGACATCGCATTCACCCGGGCGGTTGCTGATCAGGCTGCGGCTTACGCACGTCTTGCCGCACAGTGGGCGGGCAGCAGTGCCATGACCAGTCCGATGGGTCCGATCACCTGGACGGTTGCCGGATGGGGCGCGTTCACGAACGGCTCCGGGCTGGTGCAGCGTATGGCGTCCCGGTTCAGTGCAGCCGGCGCTGGCGCGATGTCCGGTGGTGCTGTTCAGTGGTGGAAAACGCCCGCCAGTGCTATGGCTGGGGCAGGCGCGCTGTCCGGCGGATCCACCCAACGGTGGCGGGTTCCGAACAGCGCCATGGCCGGCGCTGGGGCTTTTGCTGGCAACGGCGTCCGGCCGTAGAGAAAGGATTAAGTTATGAGCGTTACGCAGACCCCCAAGGAACTGGTCGCCGCGGCGGATCGCGAAAAGGCACTCGGCAACCACGCCTATGCGAGTCATCTTTATAACATGGCATGGCTGAACGCCGGCGCGGCGCCAGCTATCCAGGAAGCCAGCATGCCCCGGCTGTCGCCTGCGCTCGTCGGTCCCTGGACATCCGCACTGCAGACCGCTCGCGCGGCCTATGCCACATCCCGGAACACTGCGATCGACGCAAGCCACGTCCGCAAGAACACGGGACAGGATGGTCGGGTCCTGAGTTCCGGCCCCGTCTCCTAATTCCATGACGCTCCTGGTCGACCTCGGCCAGGTTCCGGCGGCGTGCTGCAATGACCATCTGGAAGACCTCGCTAAGGCGATAGCCGAAGGGCCGGGCGGCCATGACATCTGGGCGCCGTTGGAGAATCGGTTCGCCCGCTATGTCTGTGAGCAATTCACGGCCCGTTTTTCTGCAATCCTCGGGGCGATGGAGGCGGCGCTTCGGCAGTTCATAGCTGGTGACACCTCCGGTCTGCAGAAGGCTGAAGTCCCCTGGTTGCGGTGGGACGAGGCGCGGTTTCAAGAGGTGCGGATGTACCTGGAGACGCGCGATCCCGCGGCCATGTCCATGGATGATTGGTCGCTTTTACTGGAATACCTCATCAACCGCTATCTTCCTCCGGGCGTGATTGAGCGGGAGGCCGACTTCCTTGCCGTGCGGGCTGTTTTGATGGGGAAGATCCAAGCGAACTTGGAGACAGACCACCGGCTCACGGACCCGATGTTGGAGACGTTGACCGCGCTCCTACCCACACGATTTGCCCACGTCCCGTTGCGCGTGCTGTCTCCTATTGAGATCGCCATATTGGAATACGGGCGGGCCCACGCTGCTGAGAACATCCGATCAGTCACGGAAAGCGCACGCCATCGCATGGCCACCATCGTTCTGGAGCACACGCAAGCCGGGATCCTCGGACAACCCGGCGGCGGGTGGCAGTATGCCGAGACACGCTTGTTCGATGCGTATGGTGCGCTCAACCGGGACATGCGGCGCATCGCAGTCACGGAAAGCGGCGAGCTAACAAACCAGGGCTACATCGTCGCCTCTGGGACGGGAAAGCGCGTCAAGAGGGTGGAAGCCTACCGGGGGGCCTGTGACTTCTGCGCGTCTATCAATGGAAAGATATTCACCATCGTCCCGGCGGATGCTCCTAACAAAGACGGAGCAACACAGATATGGCCCGGCAAGACCAACATCGGCCGGTCAGCATCACCCATGAAGCGGGTTGGAACCGCGCTGGTCGAGCGTGAGCCCCACGAGCTTTGGTGGCCCGCGTCCGGCGTGCAGCACCCCAACTGCAGAGGTGCGTGGATGCCAGTGACAGACCGGCCGCCCGCTGTCAGCCGGGAGTTCTTCGACCTCACACAGGACCTGCTGGATAGAGCAACGAAGGTGCGCCCGGCGGCCTAAGCCACCGGGCGCTTGCTCGCCAAACCTAGCGCCTCCTGACGTTGCGACGCCATTCCTCGCCCCGCCTGCCATGCCAAGTCACGCCCATCACGCGCCGCCGTGACGCTTCAGAACAGCCTCCGCTGTGGACTTCCGGATCTGCTGCACCAGGTCGTAGCTCGCGCCTTCCACCCCGTCTGGCAGATCGGCGAACGCGCGCTGTAGCTCGTGGAGGAATTCGTCGTTCATCGCCGCAAGCTGGTCGGCCGAGAGGCCCCAGGTGTTGTCTGTGGTGAATTCGCTCATCGTTCTTCCTCCTTATTGGAAAGCCCGCGCCGCAGTTTCCTGCCCTCGCAGTAGCTATTGGACGCCATCACCCCGAGGGCGACAGCCAGGATAACCAGTGGGAACCAAAGAATATCCATCATCGTTCCTCCTTGTTGGCAGGCTGACTTTGGATAGGCCACAAGATCCACCGTATTGCGCGTTCAAAAGGCATATCCGATACCGCGCAGAGGAACATTGCGATCGGCAGTTTTATCATCCACAGCATGGCGGCGTAGAGCATAAACTGCAAAGTGAGCGAAGCGGCGAACGCACAGACAAGAAACGCAACTTCAAAGTAGGGTTCCACGGCCACACAGCCTCCATACAGCAGGGCTACAGCACGAACGTAGCAACGGCGATCAGTGGGACGCTGCCGTTATAACCCGCTTCACTCCACCGTGCGCCGAAATAGCCGCATTCCCTGGCGGTCTTGTGCCATCCGGTAGTGCGGGCATCTACCGTGTAGCGTGGAGAACCCCAATCAAGCCGGGTGCGCACGTAATAAACGGCACCAGCGTTTTTGCCTTCCTTGACGATGCAGGGGGTAACTTTCATTTGGTATCTCCCGGTCTCTCTGTCTGCACCACTTATACGCCCGCGCCGGAACCGCGTCAACCAAAATAACCACTTGCACCAGACGCGGGGATGTGCCATAACAATGGCGGAGACAGGAGCGCAACATGACGGACGAGCAGAGGGCAGAACTAGACGCATACATAGCTGCCAATCCACAGACGCCCCGCCAGAAGTCGTTTATTGAACGGGCTATGGATGGCGAACTGACAGCAGAAGAAAGTGCCGCGCATAGCGCCCGCAAAGCCAAGAGCCGCCGCCTCTATCAGTTTGGCAGCACGCCTCGGAGCCTTGACGGATCATGGGGGAGGTAATGTTTTCTGATGCCGAATGCAGTCTTTTATTGGACTGCCTCAAAATTGCGCGCGGCGCGTTGTTGTCGCAGCCTCTTTCAACGCTGACTGACGATCAGCGGGAGGCGGTTAAATCATATCTGATCGAAACAGTGAGGCAGATAGACCGCCTAAGCGTTCGTGTTTCCGACAGGGTCTATGTGCGGTGAAGGACACAGCCCGTAAGTCCATCGACCTCCCCCTCTCCCTGTGGGAGCGGATCTCCGACTACCGGCACGCGCACAAAATGCGGTCTGAGCGTCAGGCGGTCGAAACGCTGCTTGAGGTGGCGCTTGAGGTGAAGGCGCCCGTAGTGGCCGCGCTGAAGCGGAAGGAGAAGCAGTGATGACCGACCAGCCAACAAAGACGGCGCCGGACCCGCGGGACCGCGCAATCGAACTTCTCGAAAACCGCGTAGAGGAACTTGAGACTGAATTGGACTACTGGCGCGCAAGGGTGGCGCGTGCTGCGGTGGAGGCAATCAATGGCGAGTGACCCAACAAAGACGACGATGGCCATATTTTACGACACTGAGGCCGACGCAGCACATATCGCTTTGCTGGGCGGGATCGGGCCGGGAGAGACAGTGCGGAATGTCCAGGCTTGTGACGGACTGATCAATCTCGACTTTAACGCAGCAGGGCAACTCATCGGGATCGAACTGCTCGACATCGACATGCTGCACCCAGAATTGGCCAAGCACGCAATCCAGATGAGACCCATACAGGAAGGCGATCTGTAACCGATGCTCCTCCCGAAGCCTGAGCGCATCCGCGCGCCAAGGCACCTCAAATGGCTCAAGACGTTGCCATGCTCTGTCCCGCTGTGCCAGCGGACAGATGTCCAGGCCCATCACCTGACATGCGCGCAACCGAAGGCGCGGGGACTGACGGCGGGAGACCAGTTCGCCGTACCGTTGTGTTTCGTCCACCACGATCCGAGGTCATCTGCCAGCGTCCACTTCGCCGGGGCGGAGCGGGTATGGTGGGAACGCCATCGTGTGGACCCGATCGCGCTGGCGGAGCGCCTATGGGCGGAAAGCCCGTCGCTGTGGGCACACAAAAAGACTGCCCGATGATCCACTACCATGGCACGCCAATCACGCCGATGACCGCGCTCTATGAACTGCGGGGCAGAAATTTCTGCGTCTCGCACATGGCGCCGCGGGATGTGAAACGCTGCCACGATATCGGCCAGTCTGTGATGCTAGATAACGGTGCTTTCAGCAAATGGAAGTCGGGCAAGGCCACGGACTGGCCGGCATTCTATGCTTGGTGCGATCGCTGGCTTGATTACCCGACGACGTGGGCAATCCCGCCTGACGTGATCGACGCGCCATCGCAAGAGCAAGACGGACTGTTGAACGAGTGGCCGCACGGCAAGCGTATGAAAGTCCTCGTTTGTCTGAGTGGCGGCATCGATAGCGCCTTGGTGCTCGACATGATGCTGGAGCATGAGGTTGTAGCAGTCGGTTTTAACTACGGTCAGCCCCATGCGATTGAACTTCAATGCGCTCGGCGGGTGGCTGAAGTGGCCGGCGTGAAGTTTCACGAAATGAAACTCAACCTGATTCCGCTGGTCGATGAAGTGGTGTTCGCCGGCCGTAACATGGTGCTTGCCGCACAGGCGATCTCCATTGCCGCTGCGGTTGGGTGCGATGCTGTGGCGTTCGGTTGTAACCAATCGGACTGGGGACGCTTCCCCGATTGCCGGCCGGCGTTCTGGAAGGGGATCAACGCGGCGGCAGGAGCCTATGGCGTGTCTGTGCTGCTGCCTCTGCTGCACATGACCAAGGCGCAAGTCGTTACTGAGGCCAAGGCCCGCGGCCTGGACATCGCCGGCACATGGTCCTGCTACAGCCCACAGGACGGGCGCCCGTGCGGCAAGTGCTTGGCGTGCGAGACGCGGACTGCGGCGGGCGCTTAACCTTATCTAACCAACAAGGAAACCGTAGATGACTAATCCGATGCGCGCGGGACTTTTCTCTGCCTATCTTGCCTGCGTGCCGATGGCTAATTGGATGATAGGCCACGTGGGAATTGTCTGCATTCCGCAGGGGCCATGCCTAGTTCCCGTAGGCTTTGGCCTTATGGCGCCGTCAGGCGTTCTGGTGATTGGCGCCGCTCTCGTGCTTCGGGACATGGTGCAGCGCGCATGTGGCGTAGCATGGGCGCTGCTGGCGGTCGTGGTTGGATCTGCGCTGTCCTGGCTTGTGGCCGATCCGTTCATTGCGTTGGCATCCGCCGCGGCATTCCTGGTCTCTGAACTTGCTGACTGTGCAGTCTATACGCCGCTTCAGCGCCGTGGCTTGATATGGGCTGTGCTAGCATCCGGCTTCGTTGGCGCAGCGGTTGATAGTGTCGCGTTCCTATGGTTGGCGTTTGGGTCGCTTGATTTCCTCGCAGGGCAGATTGTCGGCAAAGTCTGGGCGGTTCTGGTTGCCGTGACGGTGATCTCCGCAGCGCGTCGTATTCAGTCTGCCAGGTCTAAGCCTGCACTGCTGGGGAAATCACGATGATAGAGTTTGTTGCTTCGGTATTAGGTAGCGCCTGTTGGATGGTGCTGGCCGTTGCTTTCATCATCATGTTTGGCGCGGACTGGCCGTTCGTCGGGGCCATGCTCTACGGTCTGATTATCCCGGCAGGCATGGTTGCAGGCTGGCTTGCTACCGAGGTTTGGGACTTACCCGGCTACTGCCTTCGCATAGTTCGCAGCCCAGTCCGCTGGCCTTGGCTTTCCCGGGCGCCACACTCGGATGTAGTAATCCCACGCCGCGTCCGCGTCACCGACCTGCGGCAGTGGCGCCGGGTCCGGTAGCAGCAACAACCTGGCGCATCCCGCCGCGGCGATGTCATGGAATTCGATCGCGTCGAACAGGCGCGCGGGGTCAATGGCGAGGTCCGTCAGCAGTATGCGGAGCCTGCGTTGTGTCGTCCCGTTGTTCTTTAGGAGCGTGAGCGTCGGCGCTTCAAACTGCCAGAACGAGCGGGCGGGCCCGCCTCCGGCCTGCCGTCTCCATCGAAGGTCACTCTCCTGCAGCGCGATTGCCGTTAGCAACACGAGCGCCTTGTTGCCTGGATCTGGAAGTCGCGTGTCCCGTCCCAGCAGCGCCAGGGCTGGCTCAATCGCAAAAGCGGCAAGGTCGGCTGGGGTCACTCCTTGGTTCCTTCCATCATTTGGATGCGCCGACCGATCCAGGCCATGACCGGAACCGCCATGCTATTGCCGAGGGCTCGGTACTTGTTCCCATCCGCGGCGGGCTTTCCGCGATAGGTGATGTCTAGGTAGTCGTCAGGAAATCCCTGAAGTCGGCAGCACTCCCGTGGGGTCAGGCGGCGGACTGCGGATGTAGACACATACGTTTGCTGCTTCATGCCGGGTTCAGACGCCAACGCACCGGCCACATTCATCATCCGTACTTCGTCTCGCTGGTTCTGGGCGAAAGCCACGGCGCTCTGCGCATGTCCATCCGTTGTAAGCGTTGGAACCGCCTCCGTCTCCAGCGTCACCATTGCGGTATGCGCTGACTTCCGGCCCGCCGGGCGCCCCTTGTTCACATGCAGAAACGTCGCCACCAGCGGCGTCCCGCGTCCCGTCCCGTCCTCGCTGGCGTCGAACCCGTCGGCGCGGAGGGCAAGGCGCGCTTTGTAGTCCCGACCGCTATTCTGCGGCATGATAGAATACATCTCAGTGACGAATGTCTCGCTCTCAAAGTCCAGCCGCCCATGCGGGCCTCCATGGGCGTTGACCGCTGTTGCTACGTCAATCGGTCCGGCGGTGTTGTTGCCGCCGGAGGCGACCGGGATATAGGTCTCCAGGTCGGCAGCGTGGGCGATAGGGTGGAGAACGACAGGTCGTTCAGCCGCGCCTCGCGCACCAGGGCCTTTTCCATAATTCGCGTCCAATCCGCAGATGACATCGCCGCCTAAATGCGTATCCAGGGGGAGCTGCATGGGGCGTGCAATCAGTCCTCCGTCGCAGTCGAAGTCGGTTCCGAGGCCGCCGCCCCCTCTAGTGCGCGCTGCAATTGTGGGGGCAAGGTCTTTCCCCTTTTGGCGGCTCGGCGCAGGATGCCCGCGCAGGCTTTCCGGCTCAAAAAGAACCGCTGCGGCACGTCTCCAGTCTCCAAGATATCCGACAACGAACACACGCTTCCGGCGCTGGGCCAGTCCGAAGTACTGAGCGTCAAGCACTCTGTAGGCGAACCCATACCCGAGTTCGCCCACCCCCCGAGGAAGGAACCAAAGTCCCGTCCGCCTCCTGACGACAGGACACCGGGGACGTTCTCCCAAACAATCCAGCGGGGGCGCAGTCGTTCAGCCAGCCGTAGATACTCAAGGGCGAGGTTGCCGCGCTCGTCTGCCAATCCTCCGCGCAGTCCTGCGACCGAGAAAGACTGGCAGGGGGTTCCACCCACAAGAATGTCAATTGGTTCATAGTCCCCATCCTTGATGGTGGTGAAGTCTCCATGACAAGGCACGCTTGGGTAATGATGCCGTAACACCGCCCTTGGGAAAGCATCAATCTCGGATAGGAATGCAGCGCGCCATCCAAGCGGGTGCCACGCTACTGAAGCCGCCTCTATGCCGCTGCACACGCTGCCGTAGATCACCTCTCTCTCCTACTTCGTGGGCGGTATCAGCCAATGGTAGCAGATTCGCCCGCCCTGCTGGTCAACGCACCGTAGCGCCGGGGCTGTGAACATTCCGCCGGCAAACCCTATTCCTCCTATCGCCACAGCGGCCACAACGGACGCAAGAATGTGCCACCTATTCAGCAGGGCATACTGGCGGAGCAGGAGCGCGCCCATCTGGCGGACAGCGCCAGCCTGCATCTGCTTTAGCTGCGCCTCCGTGATTGGGTACAGGGTTCCACGTAGCGCCTCTGCCACCTCTGCCATTGCGTCGACCACGGCGACCTGTGCCTCAATGACAGGGACAAGCGGGTCGCCCTGTGCGGTTGACGCTTTCAAGGCCATTGCCAACTTGGCACGGGCTGCGCCTATCTCCGTGACGGCGCGGTCTACGGCAGCCATGACGCGATCGGCTTCAGGTTGGTTTCCATGTCCGCAAGCCAGCGGGTGACGCGGGACCGGTCGAATACGTCCATCGGTACAACCTTCACGCCGGCGGGCGCCGTCCCTGCCGCGGCCTGGGCGAACGTCAATTGCCGAAGCTCTACACCCTGCGCTGGTAGCAACCGGGGGATGGTTAGCACGACTGCGCCGCGGTCTACGGCTCCTCGGAACACGCTATGCCGACGGGTCGGCGCCCACACGACGTCCGCAAACACGGTCGGGTCCACCCGCCCCTCGTTCAGCAGTAGTGCCGTAGCGGGGGGCTGGAACCCTGCGTGTTCTAGTGTGTCCAGCGCCGACAGATCGGACGTCCGCGGGGACAGGACATAAATCGCCACGGGTTCCACGCCAGAGGACTGCAGCACAGTCACTAGGTCAGGGGTTGCGGCGACCAGTCGGCTAAGGGCTGTATCCCCTCCTCCGAGGTCAATGACGGCTGTCGCCTTCTGTGCCATCACATGGCCAATGAAGCGTTCAAGCCAGGACAGCACCGCGCCAGGGTCGAAGTTCGGCGGCTCGTAGACGCCGTCGAAGTAGTGCCCCAACTCCCTGTTCTCGGGGTCAATGGCAGCAAGGAGAACATCGCTTCCGGTGGTCGCCGCTTGCTCCGCAAGGTAGCGGGCCAAGGTGGTCTTGCCCGTGTTCCCTGCCCCGATCAGGAACAGCAGTTTTGGCTTGTTGGATAGGTCCATTGCCGTCGGCATATCGGCCGTGACGTTGGCGACAGTCGCGCGCCGACCTACGGGCACCTCGTCTGCCACGGGCAGGACGGACTCAAATAAGGGGACAACTTTCTCACGCGGCATTGGCGTTTCCATCGAGTTTGGCGAGGGCTGTGCGGGCGATATATCCAGCAGCGTAGAAGCCCCCGCTACCGCCAACGGTCTTGTTAAGGTGGCTTATCTGACGCAACGCTTCCACAACTTCCGCATACGGCGACACTGCCAGCGCGGCTTCAAGTCCCTCCTTAAATTGGTACACACAGTCCCCCGGCACACCTCCAACGCGCCTATCGAAGGCTTTCCACATCTCATCCGTCACTGTCATTCTCACGTCCTTATCTTCACTGGGGTATGGGTAAACTCAGTAGGCACCTCATCCCTGGGTTCAGCGCGGGGGATCGGAGGGGCTGGCTGCGGCCTTGACCTGGCCGGCTGTGACTTTCGCTTGCGCGCGACGTCAGCCTCAAGCCTCGTCCACGACGAGCGGACAGCAGCAGGGGACGGTCTCTCACCGTCAGAGTTCAGCACACCACCGTCACCGAGGTATTTTGCCAAAGCCTTCCATTTTGGAGGCTCGCTCTTGAAGGCTTCGGCCAGCGCGTCATACCGCGCCTCAAGCCAACCATAAATGGGACTGCGATTGCGCGGGCCTCGGGTCACCGACCGCATGGCGGCCAAGGCTCCCGCAACGTCGGGCGGCTTGCTCATTACCGGACACTATGCCGCTCGCCCTCGGGGTGTCAAGAGTTCCGTGGCCGGTTACAATGCCGTTCGCGCACGGGTCTCTTGTGGTAGTCGTGAGCGCAAGGGCAGTTCAATAGACAATATGCCGGTAAACCGGCAGGAAGGAAGTTTCCTTGCGTCCGGGGTTTCTGTTGGCGTAGGGTTTATCCGTTTGATGGAGGGTTTCATGTCGGACCGGGACAAGGTGATGAGCGACATTAGGCGTGGCCTTATGCCGCCGAGGATTTTCGTGGAAGTGACCAGGGAGATTATCGGCGGCGGCGGCCATATTTGGTGCCGCGGGGAAATCAGTCGAGAGGTCTGGCTGACAGCGCGTTATCCCGGCGATATCGCTAGGGTAGCGATTGATACTGTGTTGGCGGAGGCGGATCAGTATGGCCGGGACAAGCCATGAGCGACCCTATTCTGACCATCCTGCGTCAGCAGAACGAGACCATCATCGCCGCGATATCGGGGCTGGCCGAGGTGGTGCAGCACCAGAACGAGATGCTGGAGGCGTTGGACGGGTGGCTTCGGGAGCCGTCGTCCGGAGACCTTGGTGAGACACTGAAGGCCATGACGCGCGCCATCAACGAGGTGGCGGTTAGCACAAGTCAGATTCTCGCCATTCTTGGTCGGCGGCCATGAGTGGCAGGACCTGGGTGCCGGGTGGCTCCCACGCATTGGATCGCCTCAATGAGCGGTATGACATGACCGTCACAGTCGAAGAATGGCCGGAAGTGTGGGATTCTATCTTTAAGGCAATCAAGACTGGCCGCGCGCTCATGACCGGCCGCGAGGTGGGCGCCAAAGGGCACCAACTAGAGCGGTGGGCGCTAATGTTGAAAGGGGAGACCGTACGGGTGCTTTGGTGCCCGGACACTAGGGCGATTGTCACGGTGCTGCCGCGTTCGAGTAGGAACCGGCAAGGGCGGGCAAAGGGCTACAAAAAGCCGAAGGGGAGGCAGCCATGATCAGTCACTGCGGCGATCAGATAATGCGTGTGGTGAGCGAGTTTGACGGGTGGGTAGTGTGTCGGTGGGTGAACGATGACAACACACTGGCCTTCGCCATGAGCTACCTTTTGGTCATTCCCGTGGCTGTGGTGGGCTGCATCTTCGGTATAGCGTTGGGGCTTGTGGTTGGCTTGTGCTGGAGTGTCTTTAATGAAGGACTTTTGTGGTGGGGCGTTTTTGATGCTTACGACCCGTTCAAGAGCATAAATGGATTTGCCAAGGCCGGCGGATTGGTGGGCTTAGTAGGGTCAGTTCTTGCGTTCTTCCTTTGCTGATGATCACGTTCAAACCCGGCGCTGCCGTGGTCAGGCACAGCGGCGATCAGCCAATGCGGGTGGTGAGCCAGACTGACGGGTTGGTGGTGTGTCAGTGGGTAGACCATGACAACGTACTGCGTACAGTGACGCATCCGGCGGACACCTTGTTGTTCATTTATGTGCCTGATGCTGACCTTCGCTAAGATTGCCGGCGGCGCTCCGTCGCGCACCTCGGCCATGACGGCGCATCTGATGGCCAACACGCTTGACCCAGCGCAAGCCAAAGCAGCGGCCTACTATGGCCATGGCATGGGCAACGATGGCGGCGACAAACTCATGCGGGGAACCGCAGTCGCCATAGCTGATGGGGATATCGGTTTCGATGAGGGGTTGAAGCTCCTGATGGAGCGGTGGGACCGGCGGAACCCGATGCCGACTGATGAGGAGTGGCAGCAGGACGCGGATACCCTGATGACGTGGGATCCGGTTGCGCGGACCTGGCAGTGGTCGGGGCCGGACGCTTATGAGAGGTGGGAGGAACGTCGCCTTGATGCGGAGCTAGAACTAGGGGACCGGCTTGACGTGCTGGTCGAGCGCGCCGCCGCCGGTCTACTTGACGCGCCGCTTGCTGTGGTGCGGCAGGACGCACACCCGATGGCACTGCGGGGGTTAGGCATCAACTCAGACGGTATCCTGTCCATTGCGGAGATTGATGCTCTGTTGGCTGGCAGGCGGGCGGACGGGGAGGTGATTGAGGGGAAGAAGTACGCCAAGGAACAGAGGTTGCCCGTGAACCCAAAGACGGGCGAACAGAGGTGGTCAACGCCGATCGGTTCCTATGACTTCTGCCCCACGCCGGACAAGTCAGTGTCTGTGGCCTGGGCGTTCGCTCCGGACAACGAGCGGGCCATGATCTATCAGGCGCACATTGAGGCGGCGCGAGAGGCAGTAGCCTACATCGCGACACAGGTTGGACAGGCGCGGTTTGGCGACCACGATCGGGACTTTGAGCGCGGCCACATCGCGTGGCTGGAGTTCACCCACCACACGGCCCGACAGACGATGTTTGATGTGGTCGACGGTGAGGTTGTCCTGCGGGATTCCGGTGTGGCTGGCGACCCGGACCTTCACACGCATTTCCTAATCCCCAACGCTGTGTTCTGCGATTCCGGCCGTGTTGGCTCACTCGATACCGCGTCAATCCGGGGATTTTTGTTCGAGGCGGATGCTTACTACCATGCCAGGTTGACCGCGAACCTGCGGGAGGCGGGGTTTGCCACACATCTGGATGATAAGACCGGAGCGGTCCGGATTACTGCAATCCCAGAGGATGTCAGAACCCTCTTTTCCAAGCGGACGCAGGCCGGCGAAATGCTCGCACGGCAGGAGACGAAAGCGAGGGGCGAATCATGGGATGATCTGACCACGGACCAGCGGGAAGCGCGGATGAAGGCCGCAGTCCAAAGCAGG